GAAGGGCTTTGCAGCAAGAAAAGAACACACAAGGTATTCGCAAGTCAAGGTGGGCTGTCATCAGGAATACCAATCCCCAATTAAAGACGACAACAATCAAGACATGGCTCGACTGGTATGATGAGAATGTATGGGGGAGATTTCATTGGTCCGTTCCCTACACCCATCATTTAAAGAAGGGTGATATAGATTTAGAAGTACTTTTCCTAGCGTTGGACAGACCTGAAGATGTTAAGAAACTGCTCTCGCTGGAGCTGACTGGAGTATGGGTGAATGAGGCGAGGGAAATACCCAAGTCCATCATAGATGCCTGTACAATGAGGGTTGGACGATTTCCTTCCATGAGGGAGGGTGGAGCATCTTGGTATGGAGTAATCTGCGACAGCAATGCTCCTGAAGAAGATCATTGGTGGGCTATTATGGCTGGAGATGTTCCTGTACCTGACCATGTGTCAAGGGATGAGGCGTTGATGCTGGTCAAACCTGACAACTGGTCCTTTTACTCCCAAGCTGGAGGCATGAAGGAAAAGCGAAACACGAAAGGTGATTTAGAAACTTATACGGAGAATGAACACGCTGAAAATAAATCCAACCTTACTCCCAAGTATTATAACAATATCATCAGGGGTAAGACAAAGGGCTGGATTGATGTTTATGTCCTTAATAAATTAGGCAGTATTGAGGAAGGAAAGTCAGTTTATCCGAATTGGAGAGAGGAAGTCCATCTGTCATCCGAACCCTTGCTCCCTGATAAAAATTCCTTGCTGTATGTAGGGATTGACTTTGGATTGACACCAGCAGCGACCTTTGGACAGAGGCTTTCAACTGGAAGATGGATCATTCTGCATGAACTGGTCTGCTTTGACATGGGAGCTATTAGATTTGCCGAGGCGTTGAAGCATGACTTTGCAAAATATTTCAGGAATTTTGAAACGGAAATCTATGGTGATCCGTCAGGAGATTACAGGGCGCAAACGGATGAAAGAACGCCCTTTCAAATGCTCCGACAGGCTGGAATCAAGGCAATACCAGCTCCATCCAATGACATAGCCCTTCGAATTGAAGCAGTAGACAGCGTTTTGAACAAAATGGCTGACGGAAAGCCCTGTTTGTTGGTGGATCAGAGGTGTTTGAACCTCAAAAAAGGATTTAATGGTGGATATCACTACAGAAGGATGCAAACTTCTGGTGATCGCTATGATGAAAAGCCCTTCAAGAACCGATATTCCCATATTCATGACGCTTTGCAGTATATGTTCATGGGAGCTGGTGAAGGAAGGACCATCTTGCACGGAAAGAAAAGAATGAACCCAACAAAAGCAAAAACAACTTGGAATGTTTTTGATAAGGTGGATAAACCAAAAAGGAAATCATGGAACATATTCGGAATGAATGGCTAGTCTTTTTCTATACGCCCTTTAATCCCCCTTGGTACACAAAATGGCGAAAAAAGGGCTTTACCCATGTTGGAGCTATGAATTTTTATCCTGAATTTGACTGCTGGATGCTTTTAGAGGGGTTATATGGACGATTGCATGTCGAACTTATTGACGGTCCTGAAGCCCAGAAGATTCTGTCCTATGTAAAAAGATTGAACGGAAAAGTCCTCAAGGGTAGGGAAATGGATACGCCTAACTTTCGTGGAGAGTGGTGGGTGAAGGAGCATAGCTGTGTGAGTTACATTCAGCGACTAATTGGTTTACGATCCTTTTGGATGTTTACGCCCTATCAGTTATTTTGTGCGTTGAAAAAAAATGATTTTCAGCTCTTTGTAGGGCAAGGATTAAATAATGGCTAGACGACCAAAACCTAAACCTAAACCAAAACCTAAACCAAGACCTAAGGGATATTAAAATGAATCAAGAAGCAAAAAAAGTTCGTAAACTTTTACCATTCCAAAATGTCAATGCGATTCAAAAACTACAAGATAAATTAAAATCAATTAAGAAAAAATTAGATGATTTTGATTCCTCTCCTGAAGGACAGGCATATTCAAAGCATATGGAATTTACTCCTGAAAACTTTAAACGAAAAATTAATTATTATAAAAATTTAATTTCTAGTATTAAAGATTCAATTAAGGAAAAAAAATCAAAAAAAGCAGTTGAAGCAAAAAAGAAAAACTAATGGGAATTTTTAAAAGACCTAAATATCAGGAAACGGAAACCGACAAGATGATTAAGCGTCAGCTTGAGGAAGAACAAAAGGAACGAGCAGAAAAGGAAGAATCAAGAGCTGAAAGAAAAAGAAGATACGCCAAAGGAATGATTGGTTCACGATCCATGTTCTCAAGAGCTGGTGGTAGTGGATTCTATGATCCTGAAGGACAGCAGTATTCATAATGGGAAGAAGTTCAGCATTAAAAAAGAGTTTTAAAGCGTCTGTTAAAAGATCTAAATCAAAAAAAAGCTATACAAGCACATCTGCTGGAGGAACTAAATCACAAACTAAAGCTGGAATTACAGCAGTAAAAAAGAAACTAGGAATTACGGAAATGAAGCATGGTCCATTAAAGGAACTTCAAGATAAAAAAGGAACAAAGAATGTTCTTGCATTAAAACTGTCAAAAACAAAAGGTGGAACATCAATGTTTGGATCAGAGGCATCACAGGCAACGAATGAATATTTAGCATCAATAGGAGAGGCTAAAAAAGGAAATCCATATTATGATCACAAGGGAAATATAACTGGATATAGCTACTTCCTAACTTCCAAAGGTAAGGAAATGAAATATGGTAAGTCAGAAGGAGCTATGGGTTCAGGTGATCCATCAGGTATAATGTCAAGTGTTCCTATTTCAGAAGCTATGTTTGAAAAACAAAAGAAGATTCAAACACTAGCCTTGGCTGGAATGTCATTGGCAATGCCAATGGGAGGTGGACAATTATTGAGAGCTGCTGCTGCCGATACTTTCCAAAGACCGTATTCGGACTACATCTCTACATTTTATAAAGGACAAAGTGGCGAAGCCAACTTTGCAAAGGCAGAAGGATTTGCGAATCAAGGAAAGGATACAGCTAACTTGGCTATGGGTACTACTGTTTCTGATGGTGGAGAAAAGAAATCAACGAAATTTACTAAAAAAACTACGAAATACTTTGCTGGATCATATGCAGATGAATCAAAGAAAAAGCGTAAATTCTTTCAACATGGAGCAAACTAATGCCTTATACCGATCCTGACATAAGCCCAACCATAGCTGACAACAGCAAGGTTGAGAAGATTTTAAAAAGATATAAGGAAGCACAATCATTAAAAGATAACTGGAAGGAGAAGTTTGAGGAGGCATATGAATATTGTCTGCCTCAAAGAGAATCCTTCTATGAAGAATCACCAGCTCAAAGGCGTACAGATAAAATATTTGATGAAACAGCAGTTGTAGGCATACAGGAGTTTGCCAGTCGTCTACAATCAGGCATTGTTCCAACTTTTGCAAGATGGGCTAATTTGGAAGCTGGTGTTGAAATACCAGAGGAGAATGTAGAAGCTGTCAATCAGTCATTGGATGCAATAACCCAGTTTGTTTTTGAAACAGTTGGCAACAGTAATTTTAATCAGGAAGTTCATGAATGTTTTATGGACTTGGCTGTAGGCACAGGATGTCTTTTAGTTGAAGACGGTGACGCAGTTAATCCCATTAAATTTTCTGCCATTCCTTTGCCACATTTAATTTTAGCAAATGGTCCTGACAATAAAATTGATACAGTTTTTAGAAGAAGATATTGTAAATTAAAGGAAGTTGAGATCATGTATCCTCAAGCAAAAGTTCCTGAAGACATAATGCAATCCATGGGTCCTGATAAGAAATGCACTTTACTGGATGGTGTTTATCGAATTTATGATGAACCTAATGTAGAAAAATATAAGCATTGTGTTGTTCTTTTGGAAAAGAAAGTAATCGTACTGGAAGAATTTTTTGAAGGCGTGGGATCAAATCCCTACATTGTCTTCAGATGGAATAAGGCATCAGGCGAAGTATATGGTCGAGGACCAGTATTCAATGCCATGTCTGCAATCAAGACTTGCAATCTGACAATTCAATTAATTTTAGAAAATGCCCAGATGTCCATATCAGGAATATATCAGATAGAGGATGATGGAATAGTTAATCCTGACAATATCCAACTAGTACCAGGTTCGCTAATTCCAATCGCCCCAAACTCAAGAGGTTTGCAGCCAATTAATTCGGCTGGGCGATTTGATGTAGCTCAGTTGGTACTAGAGGATATGCGTAATAATATTAAGAAGGCATTGTATATGGAAACACTAGGAAGACCTGAAGGTACTCCTATGACTGCAACGGAAGTTGCTGAACGAATGGCAGATTTGTCAAGACAAATCGGATCATCATTTGGTAGGTTGCAATCAGAATTTGTTGTGCCAGTATTAAGGAGAGTTATTCGCATCTTAAAAGATCAAGGAAGAATAGAATTACCAATAGTCAATGGTCGAGAAGTCAAAGTACAGGCAATCAGTCCGTTGGCAAGAGCGCAATATCAACAAGATATTAGCGACATAAACAGATTTCATGAGATTATCGCTACGACATTCGGTCCACAAGTCCTTAACTTAATAGTTAAACAGGACGAAGTGGCGAAACATATCGGTAAGCTGATGAATATTCCTGAGAAACTATTAAGAGATTCAACGGAACAGCAAGAACTAGCCCAACAACTGCAATCAATGGCACAGGAAGGACAACTAGGAGAATCAAATGACATGGGAAAAACACAAGTCACCTAAGAAACCACTTACCACCTCAATAGACGGATATACAAGAACACCAGAAGTTGAAAAGAAATTAAATCAACTTACAGCTAGTGTTTTTAAGGGAGATGATGGAAAGCAACTATTAGCTTATCTGAAATCTATTACTATGGAAGCTGTAGCTGGACCAGCTATAACTCAAAATGAACTGTTTCATTTAGAGGGTAAACGCTATCTTGTAGCAATACTAATACAAAGAATCAATCAATATAACAATGAGGTGAAAAAATGAGTGAAGAACAAATACAAGAACAAGTAGAGGAAAAACAGGAAGATACAGGAAAACCTGAACACATTTCTGACAAGTTTTGGGATGCTGATAGTAAGTCAGTCAATGTAGAGGCATTGTCAACAAGCTATAATACATTGGAAAAGAAACTTGGAAAACGAACAGAAGACCTGACAAAACAAATTCGTCAGGATATGGATAATCAAAAATCAAAGAATGTTCCCAAGGAATATGAAATTAAACTGCCTGATGACTTGCCTGAAGATGTACAGATAGACATTGATAAGGAGCAACCTCTGATGAAGTGGTGGTCTGAAAAAGCAAAAGAAATGGGCTTTTCACAGGACCAGTTCAATGAAGGAATAAGCCAATTTGTTAATAATGAAATTGGTGGTCTTCCTAATATTGAACAGGAAATGCTTGATTTAGGGGATAATGCAAAGGAAAGAGTGGAATCGGCTAACTTATGGGCTAAA